AGTTTATAACAGAGGATGATTTTGATAATTCAAATAAAACATTACACTAAGGGGGGTTTTGTTTGTCAGACCATAAATTAATCTTAGGCGATTGCTTAGACGAACTTCCTAAAATTTTTGATAAAAATATTGATTTAGTCCTGACAGATCCACCTTATGGAACAACTCAATGTAAATGGGATAGTGTTATTCCTTTTGAACCAATGTGGAATCAACTAAAAAGAGCAATTAAAGATACTGTCTGTATTGTTTTGTTTTCAAAACAACCTTTTACTTCTAGTTTAATCAGTAGCAATTTTGAACAATATAAATACTCTTTAATATGGAAAAAAGATAACCATGATAATCCTCTTATGGCTAAAAAAAGATTTTTAAATATAACAGAGGATGTAAATATATTTTATAAAAAACAATGTTTATATAAACCTCAAGGAATTATAAAATATAATAAAAAAACCAAGCAAGGTAGAGGTAAAAGTTTAAGCCAAGAAAATGAAAGAAAATTAGAATATTTCCAAGAATATACAAATTATCCTAAAAATATTTTAGAATTTAAAAGAGATAAGGGTTATCACCCAACCCAAAAACCTGTTGCTTTACTTGAATATCTAATAAAAACCTATACTAATGAAAATGATACTGTATTAGATTTTACAATGGGTTCAGGTTCAACTGGTGTTGCTTGTAAAAACCTTAATAGAAACTTTATAGGTATTGAAAAAGATGAAAATTATTACAATATTGCTAAACAAAGAATTGAGGGGGTTTTAATATAAAATGAAACAAATTGTCATTCCTTATTCGCCAAGAGAAATCCAAAATTTTTTGCATGAAAAATGCGATAAGAACCGCTTCAATGTAGTGATCGTTCACAGGAGAGGGGGTAAGACTGTCTTTGCTATCAACCACCTCATTAGAGCAGCTCTGACAAGCAGTAAACCCTATCCTAGATATGCTTTCATCTCTCCGTACAGATTGCAGGGAAAAAGTACAGCTTGGGATTATATGAAACAATTTTCTGCCACAATTCCAGGTGTCAAGTTTAATGAGTCTGAATTAAGGGTAGACTTTGGAATAAACAATTCAAGAATACAAATCTTAGGCGGTGAGAATAGTGCAGCTATTAGAGGTCAATACTTTGATGGTATAGTTTGTGACGAAACCCAGAATCTTTCGCCAGACCTCTTTGATACCATTTTAAGACCATGCCTATCGGACAGGAAAGGTTTTGCCATATTTATCGGCACACCAATGGGTAGAAATTGGTTCTACGAACTGCATGAGAAAGCTAAAAGTAATAAAGATTGGTTTACCAAAGTATTTAAAGCTAGTGAAACAAAGATTATAGATCAAGGAGAATTAGATGCAGCCAAACAAACCATGTCGCCAGAAGCTTATGACCAAGAATTTGAATGCTCATTTCAAGCTGGAATAAGTGGTTCTTATTTTGGATCTACAATTGAAGAATTAGAGAAGTCAGGCAAGGTTGTAAACTTTGATATAGAAGAAGATTTAGAAGTAGAAACTTGGTGGGATTTAGGAATGAATGATAGTACAGTTATTACCTTTGCTCAACGCAGACCAAGTGGCGAAATTAGAATTATTGATTGCTACGAAAACTCAGGTGAAGGCTTAGAGCATTATATTAATATTGTAGATAGCAAACCTTACAAGTATTCAAAGCACATAGCTCCCCATGATATTAGAGTTAGAGAGATCGGCACAAATAAATCCAGATGGGAAACCGCTAAAGAACTAGGGTTAGAATTTGACATAGCACCCAAACTTAGTGTAGAAGATGGTATTGAGCAAGTAAGACGAATGTTACCAAAGTGTTTTTTTCATAAAAACAATTGCAATAAGCTAGTAGAAGCATTAAAATCATATTGTAAGCGGTGGGATGAAAAAAATAATTGTTTTAGGAATAAACCCCTGCACAATTGGGCATCACACTTTTGCGATTCGGTAAGATATGGAGCTGTTACAGAACCCATAGAAAGATCGGATTGGAATAAGCCAATAGAAGTAGATACAAATTATATAGTTTAATATGGCAAAAAAAAATAAAGAAATATCAAATTTAGAATTACAAAGTTTATTATCAGGTCAAATTCAAAATGCTTTAGGTTATCTGGGTGGAGATTTATCAGATTCCAGAACTAAATCTTTAGAGTATTATTTAGGTGATAAATTAGGCACAGAAATAGATGGTCGTAGTCAGGTAGTATCAACAGATGTTGCAGATACGATTGAAAGTTTATTACCAAATTTATTAAGAGTATTCACAGCTTCAGATAAAGTAGTTCATTGCGAACCTATGACAGCCGAAGATGTTCCTATGGCTGACCAAGCGACAGCTTATTTAAATCATGTTTTCTACAAAGAGAATGATGGCTTTAAATTATTATATAATTTTTTTAAAGATGCGTTAATTGAAAAGAATGGTTTCTTAAAAATTTATTGGGATGACTCTGAAAAAGTAGATTACGAAACTTACGAAAATTTATCCATAGTTGAGAAAGAGGCTTTGCAAGATACTAAGGATGAAATAGAAATTGTAGAAGAAGAAATATTTGAAGATGAAGATGCTAAAGAAGAATTTGAAAAAGTTTTAGAACAATACGAATTACAAGGTATAGATGTATCTCAAGTTCAAGTTCCTAATTTTAATTTATATAATTGCAAAATTAAAAGAATTAAAAAAACAGGTAGAGTTAAAATAGAAAGTATTCCACCAGAAGAATTTTTAATTGATAGAAGTGCTAAAACAATTGAGGATGCCGATTTTGTTTCTCATAAAGTTTTAATGACAAGATCAGACCTTGTTGCAATGGGTTATCCTCAAGATGAAATTGATGAATTACCAAAATCAGATTTAGATATTTACAATACTGAACAAACAGTAAGGTTGACAGATGTTGATGATTATAAAATTAGTAGTTCAACTGATACTTCAACAGAAAAAGTTTTAGTTTATGAGTCTTATGTAAAATATGATTATGACCAAGATGGTATAGCAGAGCTTAGAAAAATTGTATCTGCTGGATCAGATGGTAATCACATATTATCTAATATGCCTTGTGATAGTGTTCCCTTCGTAACGATCACTCCTATTCCAATGCCACACAGATTTTATGGAAGATCAATTTCAGAATTAGTAGAAGATGTTCAGTTAATGAAATCTACTGTTATGCGTCAGTTGTTAGACAATATGTATTTAACAAATAACAACAGAGTTGCTGTTATGGATGGTATGGTTAATATGGATGATCTTTTAACAACAAGACCTGGTGGAATTGTTAGAACTAAACAACCACCGAATCAAGTGATGCAACCTTTACAAGCTCAACCAATTTCACAACAAGCCTTTCCATTATTAAATTATTTAGATTCAGTTAGAGAAGCTAGAACTGGTGTTTCAAAAGAAGCTCAAGGTTTAAGTCCAGATACATTAAATGCAAAAACTGCAACTGGTGTAAATGCACTAATGCAACAAACTCAAATGAGATCAGAATTGATCGCTAGAGTCTTTGCAGAAACAGGTGTTAAAGATTTATTTAAAAAGATATTTGAGCTGATGGTTAAGTATCAAGATAAAGAAAAAATTATAATGATGAGCAATCAATATATTCCAGTTAGACCTACTGAGTGGAAAGATAGATTTAATATTAGTATTGTTGTTGGACTTGGAACTGGTTCTAAAGAACAACAAACTATTATGCTAAATAGTATTTTAGAAAGACAACTACAAGCATTCCAACTACAAGGTGGAAAAGAGATGCCTATGGTTAATCTTAAAAATATGTATAACACCTTAACTAAGATGGTAGAGAACGCAGGTCTTAAAAATGTAGAAACTTACTTTGTAGATCCTGATGTTGGTAAACAAATGATGCCACCACCTCAACCACCACCACTAACTCCTATTGAGAAAATAGAATTTACTAGAATTGATGCTGAGAATAAGAGAAAGATTGCTGACCTACAATTACAATCTCAAGAACTTGCTCAAAAAACTCAAGAAATGCAGTTAGACTTTGAAACTAAGATAAAAGAAATGTCTTTAAAGTACAATACTCAATTAGATACTGCTAAAATTAAAGCAGATGCAGATTTAGATAAGATGATGGTCGCTGGAGATAACAAAATACTTGAACAAGCGGCAAAATCTACTAATATGTTTGGCGAACAACTAAAAGGAACGAATGGAAACGAAAGACCAGGCGGACAGGGCGGTGGAGATCAGCCGATCCAACGAAGCCAAGCAGATATTAGGGAGTAAACTTTTTCAAGAGAGTATGGAAACTCTTAAAAAAATTTATTCTGAAGCACTTCTTGATAAAACAGGTGCTAAAGAGAGTGATACCAGAGAAAAACTTTGGATCGCTTATAATGTTGTAGGCAAAGTGGAACAACACTTGTATACAATTATTGAAACTGGAAAACTTGCATCTAAACAGTTGGAAGATTTCAGGAAGCAACAGGATAATACAAAATTTTAACCACAATGGTTAGAATAAGCCAAGTCGCAAGACAGCTTAACTAGGAGGACTAAATGTCTGACGAAAACCCATTACTGAATAATAATTCAGTACAAGGTGCGGCAAAATCTATTGAAGGTTTGATGGACTCAAAAGGAGTTATCAAAAAACCTCAAGAAGAAGCAGCATCAGTTGAACCAAAAGAAGATGTGGAAGCGAAAGCGGAAACTGAAACAGAAGAACAACAACAACCTGAAACTCAACTAGAGGAAACTTTAGAAGTTGCAGATGAAGAACAAGCATCACAAGATGAAAATGCGATTGAAGAACAAACAACCGATCTACACCAAGTTACTGTTAATGGTGAAAAGATTGATGTTGACCTTGACGAATTAAAAGCAGGTTATCAAAAAGATGCTGACTACAGACGAAAAACTGAGGAGATAGCAATTGAAAAAAGAGAGCTAAAATCCGAAGAAGATCGTCTTAAAAATCAGTATTCAACTAAGATGGATGATTTAAATTCATTAGTAGTTACTTTAAATGCTGAGATTAACAATGATATGAATTCTAAGGAGCTTGATGCTCTTTGGGATGAAGATCCAACTGAGGCTGCTAGAGTTGATCGTAAGATAAATAAACGAAAACAATCAATTCAACAAGCACAGCAAAAACTGAGAGAAAATCAAGAAGCTCAGTTTCAGGAAATATTAAAAAATGAACAAAAAAAACTTCATTTAAAACATCCTGTACTTGCTGATCCTATTAAGGGTAATTCAGTTAAATCAAATATCATGGGTTATTTAAATTCTAAAGGCTTCACAAATGATGATGTTTCTAGAATTTATGATTCAAGATATTTTGATGTGATTATGGATGGCATGAAAGCTAATGCGACTAAACCCAATTTAGTAAGTAAAAAAGTTAAGCCAACTAATGTTGTTAGGTCAGGTGTTAAAACTACTAAGGAAGATATAAATAGTCAATCTAGGTTGAAGAAGATTAATGCGTTGAAGAAAAGCGGTAATGCAAAAGATGCTACCGATTTACTGATGCGTTATCTATAAACAATAACCTAACGGAGAAAAAAAATGGCTAAATACCAAACATACCAAACTGTAGGTATAAGAGAAGATATAGCGGACATAATTTATTCAATTAGTCCAACAGAAACACCTTTTATGTCTGGAGTTGCAAAAACTAAAGCAACAAACACACTACACCAATGGCAAACAGACGCATTAGCTGCTGTAGCTGCAAATGCTGCTGTTGAAGGTGCTGACATAACTTACGGAACTATGTCACCAACTGTAATGGAAACCAACTTCACTCAAATTTCTACTAAAGGAATTCAAGTTGCTGCAACTAACGAAGCTGTAACTTCTGCTGGTAGAAGTAATGAGATGGCTTACCAAGTAGCTAAAGCTGCAAAAGAGTTAAAAAGAGATATGGAAACTGCTCTTTTATCTAATGTCGCTAAAGCTGTTGGTTCAGCAACTGCCGCAAGAAAACTTGGTGGAGTACCAACTTGGTGTGAAACTAATGTTGATGCAGGTGCTAATGGTGCTGGTGCTGGAAATGGTGCTGTAAGAACAGATGGAACTCAAAGAGCTTTCACTGAAGCTCAGTTGAAAGGCATCTTAGTTAAATGTTACAATCAAGGCGGAAACCCTAACATGATTATGGTGAATGCTTTTAACAAACAGAAACTATCTGGCTTTACAGGCGGTTCTACTAGATTTGATGCTGCTGAAGATAGAAGATTAATTACTTCTATTGATGTATATGAGTCAGACTTTGGAACTATGCAAGTAGCTCCAAACAGATTTATCAGAGGTGCTAATGGTACATCTGCTAAAATCGGACAAGATGCTCACATTCTAGATATGGAATTTTGGGCAGTTTCTTTCCTAAGAGATTTCTCTTTGCAAAACCCAGCTCA